AACCTCCAGAATCTGCCCCGCGACGAGATGTTCGGGATCAACTTACGCCACCTCATATCCACAAAAGAGGGCAAGAGATTAGTGGTAGCCGACTTGAGTCAGATTGAAGTGCGAACACTGTGCTGGCTGGCGGGAGACTGGGCGATGTTGGACGAGATCGAAAAATGCAACGACATCTACGAAGCCTTTGCGATTCGATTCGGGCGCTGGAAAACCGAACAGGGGGAACTCAAACAAGACCCCAAACTCCGGCATAAAGTGAAGGCTATGGTTCTGGGGTGCGGGTATGGCGCGGGCAAAAAACGCTTCGCGGAGATGTCGGGGATGACACAAAAGGAGGCGGATGACGCCGTAGATCTGTATAGAAGCACAATGGAGTCGGTCACAAAATTGTGGCGGGAGTATAACATAGACATAAGCGGGGCGTATAACTTGACGCAACAAAGGATACCGACTCCGTTCACTGTAGACCTCCCGAGCGGAAGAGTATTGGACTACGGGTTGATCAAAACAGACAAGATGGAAGAGGGCGAGGGGCGGCTACAGTATATGGCACACTTTCCCAAGGGAGCTAAAATGGTCCCCATTAAGTTATGGGGAGGGTTCGTGACCGAAAACGCTTCCCAGGCTCTGGCGCGTGACATTTTCAGCGATATGCTTGTCAGGGTAGCGAAGGCGGGACATAAGATAATTATGCACGTTCACGACGAAATTGTTATCGAGGTGGACAAAGAGGAGGCCGATCAAGCCCTCAGTGATGTCCTCAAGATTATGTCAACGCCGCCACAATGGATACCAGACATCCCCCTTGATGCAGACGGGGCAATATTAACGAGATACACCAAGTGACATATAGATATATTAAAAACCTGCGCGAGTCTTCGGCCCACAAATCGTCGGGCCTGTCGAACTCAACCAAGGTAGTCCCTAATTTTAAATCCAAGGCCAGTTACCGCGCATGGTGCGCCGAGTCCAAAACAGACCACATTTTTTACTCACCCGCAGAGGGGCGCACCCCGTCAAAAAGAATCTCCTCAGAGAACCCCGTCAACCGTGTGCATGGGATCGTCGCAGACTTCGATGCCCCCGTTGACTGGAACTTAGTAGACTTAAAGATAGGGACTGTCTGCAAGGACAACCCCCCTACTTGGAGGTCAAAAACATATTCAGGATACATTCGTCTGGTTTGGGAGTTTGAAAACTCTGTTCCGATAGCGCCGGATATGTTCTCGGCCTTCTTCAAGGAACTGAAGAACGCGCTCAACATACACAAAGTCTTTGCGGGGTTTGACTCGACCTCGCTAAACGCGGCCCAATATTTTGAGCTTGGGTCAGACTGGCACCAAACTGGAGGCAAGTTATCAAACGCTACCGTGCAGACCGCGTTGCTAAAGGCCGCGTCGGCCTGCCCCCCACAGTCCAACGACACGGCTATCCCAATTGAAGTGGTGGCCGAGAAGGTCAGAGAAGAATATGGGCATCGCTGGACAGGGGAGTTTGAGGTCGGGAATCGTGGCCCATTATTCTGGGTAGACGACGGGGTCAACAGGGAGGGGTGCCAGGTAGCTGAAGACGGTATGATCTGCTACAGCGACCGTGCCGGTAAGGGGTTTGCCAGTTGGCGGGATATCTTTGGGGCCGATTTTGTATCGGACTACGAACAGAAGAAGATGGGAACCCGGCTTGACGAGTATTGGTTCAATGGAAAAACCTTCTTCAAACTGCTGAACAACATAGCCGTTCAAATACCAAGAGATCAGATTCTATTGGAACTCCGTCAGATGGGGTTCAACCCCAAGCAGAAAAAGGGGACGCCGTTATCTGAAGTCGAGTCGGCGTTGCTGGTGATCAGTAACCAGAACCGAATCCATGAAATAGCTCCCGTAGTATTCTCCAAGGAAAGGATCGTAGAATGCAGCGGCAACCGCATCTTGAACACCTCAACCATCGAGCCGGTTGAACCCGCTGAGAACGGCGACCCAAAAAACTGGCCGTTCCTTCACGAATGGCTTCACCAACTGTTCGACAATTCGACCGCCCGCCCGACAATTGAATACTTTTTCGCGTGGATGAAAAGATTCTACGAGGCCGTCCTCGACCGCGAGTCGCGGCAGGGCCAAGCATTGATCCTTGTGGGGCCAACCAACAAGGGGAAGAGCCTCCTGTCCAACAGGGTGATCTCTGGGCTGGTCGGGGGATTCTCGGACGCTTCTGACTATCTCAGCGGGCATACCAAATTCAACAAAGACCTCGGGCGGGTAGCTGCCTGGGTAATTGATGACACAACAAGTGCCAGTTCGTTCCAAGACCAACGTAAAGCTACTGAGTTGATCAAGCGGGCGGTAGCAAACCCGCGCATCGAATATATGGCAAAATACGCGGACGCCCTGTCGATACCGTGGGCGGGAAGAGTGATCATGTCGTTGAACATGGACGCCAACAGCCTGTCCGTGATCCCCGCTTTAGATAGCAGCAACAGGGATAAACTCATGGCGCTCAAGGTAAGGGAGGACGCAACCAGCAAATTCCCCGCGAACAAGGTATTGGAAGAAACGATCTGGAAAGAACTCCCCCACTTCGGAAAATGGCTTCTAGACTGGGAGGTGCCGCAGGATATCGAGTCTTACGGGAGATTCGGGATCGTGAGTTTTATTGATATCACCGTGTCCTCTGCGGCCTACGATAACTCCAGCAGATCGTCCGTAGCGGAACTGGTTGAATTCTTCTCTAAGAGATGCCGACAACTTAATGATAGTATGGCACAATGGGAAGGAACCCTGACTGAGTTCCAAGTCACCCTTCACGACTTCAACAACGGTAGGAATGTCGGGATGTCCAATAACTTGGAGTTTGTGCGACGAGGGATGGCCGCGTTGGAAGAAGCTGGAAAAGCGAACCCCAACGTAAGGCCAGTCAAATCAGTAGGGCATGGCGGGGGTAAAGTATGGTCGGTAAATATCGAGGCCCAATACGACATAACCCCAGCGGTAGTCTCGTCACAGGGATAAGGGGGTTCGTAAATCACTTATAGGTAGATGGTAGCCATTCATCTTGTATTTGAATCCGCACTCGTCTTCATCCCCCCGTCTTTTGTATTCCCCGTCTTTGAGTAACTTAGCTCTAGTGACCCAGCCCAGAAGCCAGGCACAACTCAGGTCTTTTTGCACACGGACGAAATAGTAATACCCTGCTTTTGGCGAGGAAGACTTAGAACAGTTAACCGAGGCGATGTAATGGGGCAACGGTTTTCCCCCGCAAGTCTTGGCTTTAACATCGATCTTCTTGTTTCCTAACAGATAGTCATGGCTGATTACATGGCCTCCCACATACTTAGCGCCGTTGTAAAGTGACTCGAACGCGATCTCGCCAAGAAACCCCGTCATCCGCCCTGCTCCACGGGTGAATGAGTTCGGGAGAACCCCGAGCTTCTGGCTTCGCTCGAATGCCTGTTTTACGTTTTCGGAGTTCGGGGTGAACTGAATAAATTTGCACCCGCGTTCTCTAGAGAACTGCCGGGGCAGTTTTTTCTTCATCTCTGGGCGCTTATTTCATTTTGTTCAAGCCTCTTGACACGTTTGAGAAATCTTTCCCAGGCTGGAAAATAGATTTCGTCCATGCACCTCACGATGCTCTCCTCTTCATAGGACTCAGAATAACTCAGCCCAGAGATCGCGAGCGAGGCGTGGAGCATCTCATGCCGGATCGTGTCGTGCAGTTCCTTACCCTTGAGAGTCTTGTCTATTGTGATGAGCTTCCGCCTGTGAGAATACATCCCATAGCAATCATCGTCTCCCAGATCTCCTAGCCGGATTCGGACCCGAACACCGCCGATAGTTATGCTCTTGGGGAGGCTCATCCTTCTGCAAACTTGATGACGGCGCGGGCGTAGACTCCAGCCAGCTTATCTCGACTTTTGTTAATCATCGCCCACTCTTCCGCGTTACTCCCGAAGAAAGGTTCCGCGATCACCGCATATGGCGGAACGGCGCGGAGCAGATAACTGCCGCGCTGTTTTGGGCCGCGTGGTTTCGCACCTCGGGACTTCATGTCAGGGTAGGCTTCCTCCATCTCGTCGCGGAGGGTCTCGGCTAGCCGTTTACCACCGGCACTGGAATGCCAATACAACCACTCATGGCCCTTGGCAGATGGACTGGCGGAATTGAAGTGTAGCTCGATGACCGCCCCGACGTTGTCTTCCTTGAGCTTGCGGGCCAGATAATTAATTGCTCCAGTGTAGCTTCGGGCGGGGTAGTGGTCGTAGATAACATAATCATCTCCGCTGGCCCACCCGTGGTTGTTGCTCAACAAATGTCCAATCCGGCGAACAAGGTCGCGGTTGAAATCCCATTCCGATAGAGTGTAATCTCCTGTAGTGTACGCGCCCTGGTCCCCCAAACGGCTGTGGCCGACTGCTAATCCGAGCTTCATTTTTTGCGCTTGGAAAGTAATCTGTAAAGAGAAGCCAGCCCGACGGTGATGCCGACAATCAGTGAACCAACGCGGAGCCAATATTCAAACTGCTCCTGCATACTGGTAATAAGACCCAGCATGGGGGCCGTCATGCCAACTAACGAGTCTATGATGCGGGGGTTGATCATCATCTTTATTGTTCTGGTCTAAGTGGGCCGCGAGGGGCCGACCTATACTCCCCTCTTTCTTTATCCCACTCCAATTTGTAGCCCGCTTTACGTCCATGTTTAGCTTCTTTCCAGAATGTGGGGTGATCTGGGCTTTTAAGAATAACCCCTACACTTTCCTTCAACAAAGGAGACGCATCAGGATGGTCTTTCACATATTCGGGAACCCGACTCGACCCATGTTTTCTCCAAGTTCCTTTGTCTTTATTCGTCGGGGGGTACCAGACCCACGCTTTAAAGGCTTCCCTACCCGTCTTAGGATCTTTATAAAAAACGGTCTCCCCTGCGTTTTCTCCATCGCGTTGGGGTCGAGATTCGTCAGGGAGGGGGTCTAGCTTGGCAAGCTCCGAAGACAACCGACGATCATAAAGACCTTTAGGAGCGTATCCTTTCTTGATGCCTTGTCGGGCTTCTTCTAGCGCCCGTTCGACCGCGTCTGTAAAGGAATCAGGCATCACTTCTCCCCAATGATAACGGCCCTCCGGTAACTGTAATCGCTGTGAAACTTGTGATTCTTCCGCCCAACTAGCGTTCCCTCCTTGAACTCGTAGAGTTGACCCTCTTTAAGGGTCACGGTCGGGGGGTCGTAGAGTGCGCTCGCGTTCGCGCTTGAGGCGTTTGGCAACTCGTTCCAGCCGCAACTTGCTAGCGGGATCGCCATCAGCGGCCAGTGCATCAATACGATCTTCCAGACCGTCGATATACCTGTCTCGTTGCCACTTGATGTGTTCGACATATGCGTGAAGGGCAGCAGTTAAAAGACGGAAGAAGGTCTTCACTTGCTCTTAGCCTTGCCCACATTGAGGGCGAGCCACGATACAATGGATGAAATTCGGTTTACCCATTTGTTGTCTGACTCGTTCGGAGTCATGGTTGCAATAAGTGAGGC